ATTTATTTATATGGACACATGACTATTTTGAATCTGGAGACTATGCTCAGTATGAGGTGATCATTATCCCAAGACAAAAGAAACATATCAGAAGAGCCACTCCTGAAGAACTAAATTGGGTGGCCAATAAATTAATGAATATGCTCGGAACCAGAGACGTCATTTTTAGCATCGAAAAAATTCTTTCCTACAAAGTTCTCCTACACGTTAAAAGTCGTAGTGAATTGTTCTCGATTTATTTGAGGTTCAACGGAAGGTTTGAAAATCAAAAAGTGTTATACACGGAGGACTTTATTAAACCTATAGTTTTAGAGAGTGATGAGCTCGAAGCTGAGCTGACTACAAACGTCTAAATCCGGTTTGACAGTGTGTTAATATGTTGATTATGAAATATAGTACACTGGGGGCACTGCGATGGGGATAGATGTATTGCTCGGTCTGATTGATTGGAACCCTTCTTTTGGGATAACAGACTTGGTTGGTATAGCAGCGGCTGGATTGACACTTCGTGCAGTTTTCATCAGTAGTAGGGCAGCGAAGAGTGCAGAACAATCTTCACAAGCTGCAAAAGAAGCTACTAAACACGCTGAAGAGCAAACAAAACTCTTGAAAGAACAGTATGAATATAGTCTAACTCCAAAATTACTTCCTGATACATTGACTATTCAACAAGATCCGATTACCGTTACGAGATTTGGTGAATCCACTCTCTATGGTGACGTTAAACTAAAAATAAAAAACGTAGGAAAAGGTAATGCCTACTATATCCGAGCCTGGATTGAGTTAGATGGTGTCGATAAAATGATTGCTAACAAAGAGAATTTAAGCTTTTCTCATTCAGTTTTTGATACCTATACATACAAAATGGATTTTATACCAGAAGATGAAAATGGTACCCAAAGGCTCCGAGTGGGAGAAAGTAAAACCGAAGGGGCAAATCCCATTTTTTCTAGATGGAGGCATTTTGACATAGTACATATCACCACACCTTGGGTAGCTCTGAATGAAAATGAAGATTACAATTTTCCTATCTATGCATACATCCAAGCACTACTATTACATTGTCTTTTACAGGGTAAACAATCAAATGATTATAAATTCTCATTGTACATTACCTATAAGACGGAAGCACAATTGGGGGCGAATGACGAAACAAGAACAAAGTTTGATGTTTATTTTTCTCAGGGGAAAACAACTTTTGGTTACAAAGAATCAAGTGCTACACTTACCCTTTTCTTCTTACCAGTCAAATCTCAGTAATAAATTAATCCCTCCACTCGATTGAGTAGAGGGATTAATTCGCTTCATTCTTTTGTATAACCGTTCCTTGTCTTGCCTGATTCATACAGTCCTACTGAGGTTAATCCCGCGATTGCTCCGGCCCAAATTCGCACATAAATATCGATAGTCGTGAATGGCGCCGCCAAAATACCTACGAGGATACCAATGAACAAGGCTACGAGTGGAATCAAGTTTTTCGGGATGTTGATCGATTGCTTCGCCACCTCATTCAATCCGATGATGACGGGTGCAATCAATGTGACGAGCAACAGTAGTTCAGTTGGGTATTCCATGTCAGACGTCCTCCACTTCGATTTTCTTGAAATCTTTTTTCAAAGCCTGAAGGACGTTCCGCTCGAGATTCGAGTCGTCTCCGAATGAGCCGATCCGTTCTCCGTCCACGATGACGCGTCGCAGTCGAGTCTTTTCTGCGACAGGTTTCGCCTCCGATAGTTTCGGTGTCACCTTTGTAGGTTCAGGCTTTTTTACGGGTTCATATTCGAAGTTCTTGCCGTAGTTAGATGGGATCCATTCTCCATTGAACATTTGATACCATCCATTCTTAATCGCATAGATGTGTCGGACATCGCCCTTCTTGTACACGGTCCCTGTCTCAGTACCGAACTTTGGCTCGGCGTAGGCCTTCACGTCTTGAGAAATCTTCACTTCACCGAGCTTGACCGATCCTGCTGCGGGTTTAATCACCTGCGGTACGACTTTCGGAGCAATCGATTCTGGTGCCGTGACCTCTTTGTTCGCAATCGCCTCAGCAATCCATTTTCCTACTGTGTCCGGACCAGCTTTTTTGTAAGCATCGGTATCGGCTTTCGAGTTGACGAAACAAATCTCGATGATGATGCCGGTCACGGTTTGGCGTGGAAACCCGAAGTAATCTGTCACAATCGTCTTCCGGCGCGGCAAACCTAATTCCTTCGCGAGTTTGTCGGTGATACGTTCGGCGCGTTCACGGTCTTTGGCTCGTGCTTTTGTCGAGATGATACACTCGACGCCGATCGCTCGGTCGTGCGTTCCGGAAGATGCGTTGAAGTGCATTTGAACATCGGATTCAGCATCCGGATGAGCGTTGTGTTTCTTGATTGCTCCATTGATGATGGCATCCTTAGTAGAGCTCGTGTCATCCGTGCAATTGACGAATGTCCACCCGAGTTGCTTGATATACTTCTCGAGTCCTGCCAAAACCTTTCGATTTTCAATATGCTCTACGATAAATCCGTGAGCACCCGTCACCTTTTCATTATGCCCTGCGCTTGCTGCGAGTTTCATTTACCTTCCTCCTTACGTTGATTCTCCATAGTGACCTCCTATTGTCCGAGTAGTTGCAACAGGCCGGCAATACCGAGCGCGATGATACCACCTGCTCCAGCCGCCTTACCGAACCACTCCCAGAATCGCTGTGATTTTTTGTCCTTGATTTCAAGCGACGCTTTCTTATAGTCGTATTCGAGCGCGGTGGAAGCCTGTTTCTGTCCCGTCATCTGTTCGATGAGCAGGAACAGCTTGTCGGTCGTACCGCGCATCGTCTCGCGTGTCTCGCGGTTTTCCGAGTAGATAACGTTCTTCAGTTCGAGTTGGTTCTTTTCGATTAGCTCGATTTTGCTGTGAAAATCGTTCTGATCGTCGCGCATCCGCCCGAGTTCTTCATCGATGCTTTTCAGACGCTCCTCGTGATCTTTGATAACGCGTTGATGGTCTGAAAGTTGTTGCCTCATTAATTCCACTTGGTTCACCTCGCCTTCGTGTGACAATGGATGACCCCCTCTGGTTCGTTGTGTGCTACGTATAGGCGGATAGCTCCACAGTGCGGAATTGGACTTATATACAAACAAAGAGCGCCCGTAATGGACGCTCTGGATTTATGATATTCCCCGGCCGCTAGAGCGTGGAAATTGTCATTTTATCGGTTACTTTTTCGGGTTGGCAGCGAGCATTTCCGTAAGTTCTTTATACTCATTCTGTGTAATACGGTTCCCAATAAGGAACAAATCTAGTTTCTCCTGCATATCCTCTTTCGAGACGTAAGACTGGCGTTCGATCATTGATTTACAAGCGCGATATGTGAGTGTCATGTTTCATTCTCCTTTTCTGATTAGAATCCGAGTTCGATGTTGAGCAAGCGGAAGTCGAGGTCGACGAGGTAGTCCATCTGTTGCGCGGCGATCTCCTCTTGGGTGAGCGGACGATTGACGTACTCGTAGTAGAGTCCCTTCTCCTCCGAGTACTTGAGGATGTGAGCCTTACCTGGACGGTTTTCCGGCTCCGGTACCGAGTCGACGAATATACCACCTTCGGACTCCAGTTCCTCGCGAGTCTTTCCTAACCCATTATTTGGATCGAATGGCATGTAGTGGGTCATATTCACTTCTCCGTCAAGTAGCTTAATATAGACAGTCATGTTATCACTCCTATTCTTTTTTGAGTCCCCAGTAATAGAACCTTCCACGTAGAAGAAACCTGTAAAATTTAGGGTCTGCTACCCCGTAGAGGTAGAACTGATCCGTACCTGATTGATCGTTCTTCGACCCCTGGTTTGCCGGAAACGTTCTGGTAGGTAAGTCAAGTTCGACAACGGTACCAGAACCTCCACCTCTGATGACTAATTTTTTTCGTAACCTATCGTGGTACATCCCTCGATCATAACCTGATGAAGGCATTTGGTACGATCGAATATTATTTAACGTGTCTGGGTTTATTTCGACGACTGTCCCTGTCAGTAGGGAAAATATCGTACCGTCCGCGACTATCGTGAACCACGCATTATGTGTGTTCGTTACTGTCATGACTGGGGATGTGCTGGCGTTGACACTTTTAGAAACTTTAATAATTGGGCCACTTAAAGCTCCCTGTTTTGTGCACCAGTAGTCGTCGAACTCCATCTGTGTACGGTGCATGAAAGAGTCGCTTGTTGGCGGAATTATGACCGATCGTGGAGGCTTGGCAATTAAATTCAATGTCACAGGATCTATGATATAAGATCTGAAATCAGTGTTCACCGAGATCAATTGCCCTTCTTTACTCATGTAAAGGATAAATATTGAGGCCAATGGATCTCCTGTAAACGCACTTGACTTCTTCGTTATAGACTGTAAGTCTGCTGACACCGTGTAAAGGTCTCCATAATGGGAGAAAACGTACCTACCATCCGGGAGCTTACAAGCATTAGAGAATACCCACGAACCGGCGACAGTAGTCGTAAATGTCACACTTAAAGCATGAGTAATACGCCCTTTTGAGTCGTGAAACTGTGCCGTATAGCTTGTGCCTGAATAAGATTCAGATAGGGATAGGATTAAACCTGGCTCCAAAAGTATAGAGCTGGAAGCTAATCCACTTACCGCCACACTTCCCGGTATGGCAACAGTGTTGTAGAGTCCGAGAGCCTCATTGACCGGGACAGGGTTGTTCACCTTTCCACCGTAACTACCTCCGTGGTCTGAAATTCGCATGATTTACACCTCCGAGACGAGCAGGCCGTCGGCATCATAGATGAGGGTGTACACGATCGTACTGCGCACAGTGATCCCGTCCGTCTGATAGCGTGTGATGGTTCTCGTCGTGTAGTTAGGACTGGTACCACCTGAAAGGACGGACGTCGCGAGCAAAGAATCATCCGACTTGCGTCGATATGTGATTGTTGTGAAAATCCCATTCGAATCTTTGTTAGATTTGATAGTCTTAAAGTTTTCGACTCGATCAGAAACATCTTCAATCAATTGTTTTTGTGTACTTAGAAACTCATCTAATTTTTTGATTCCATTTTCCCACCGATTTAAATCGTGCTCTGTGATGGGGTCCTCTGGTCTCCAATCGGTTTTTGCTATATAGCTCATGTGTTCTGAACCTCCCATGACATCTCAAGCTCGATAATCTCCATCGTAGAAATGGCGATATTGAGGGTTTTCTCAGATAACTTGTTGTCCGTCTCATCGAACACTTCGACCAAGGTGATTGCACTAAGCTGACCAATTCCACCAATCACCAGCGTCGCTTGATTATCAGTAAACGAAACATTCAAGATGTCTGCTTCTATCTCACCATTGATGAGTACACGATTGATGCGGTTATGAATATCTTCGCTAATTCGATTGAGATACGCAGACGTCACAGTCATACAATCACCTCATTTTTTGATTTTAGAACGGCTTTCCCGATTCCCCATTCTTGCACCTGACGATAAGTCTTGGTCCGAACGAGAAGCCGGTCTGAGACTTTGATTTGTCCTCGAATGATTGGTTTCGTGTAAACCATCTCTCCATCGAAAAAGACCTCATAATAAATGCCGTCCGCTTGTTTGAAAAGTAGTGACTCGAGTAATGCAGTCTTTCGTTTATGCCGATTAATGAGACGGAACACGTTCGGTAGACCTTTCTCATCCGGAATCGGCGTGTCGATAGTGATTTTGAATCGGAAAGGTTGTCCACCATACTGAAACCATTCAAGAACCTCGGACTTTTCGAGTATCGTCGACAAGACCGTTTCAACGGCGAATGGGGTACCTTTCTTGCGGTGAATATCATCTGATCTCCGAATCAATTCTCGCTTCCGTTCATTCGAGACGCCCTCGTCATAAAAATCAACACGTCTTTCACCCGCCGTAAAGTCGAGTCTCTTTCCCGATTCAGGTACCAACGGGTCAATTGTGCTAACCTTTTTGTGGATGTATTGAAGCACCTCGCTCATCGACTCGATTAAAGCGTGGGCGCTGGGATCTTGCGAAAACTCTTTCGGCAACAGACTTGATAGGTCAAGATCTTCAAAGTCAGTCATCGATGAACCCTCCGAACTCGGTAATGATTTCCCGCTCTCTGGCAACTTGATTTTTATTTAAAGGCACGAACAGGTTCGGTTCGACCGTGACCCGCTTGGCGTCCGACTTCAATAGCAAAGAGTAAAGTTCACCTGGGTCGATTCCTCGCCCTAGCTTCGACCGCTGCCACGTCTTATAATCTGAGACAGCCTTACCAATCGCCACATCGAAATCACTTTGCCGACTACGCGCGTATCCCGGTAAATGATATGTGATGGTAAGGTCGTAGAAGACGATCTCCGGGTCTTCGACAATCACAAAATCAGTGAGTGGCCGAACGTCACGACGATTGCATGACTCTAAAATCTTTGCTTTGACATCATCACTTGCGAGCTCCCCGCCGGCCATCAATGGATAGATAGCAACCGTGGCTGCCGACGGACTTGAAACCGCAATGTCG